CAACAGTAGAACAATGTGAGTTTACAATATATGAAGGACTTACAGATTATGGTGAATTAGTTATAACTGATAAAAGTGGTGCAAACAAACCATTTTTATTTTATATGACAGGAACAGGTGGATTAAATACAAGAACTTTTTTTGCTCAACAAATAACTTTTGACCATACTAATACAGCTAAGTTTTGTACAGTACATGACAATCATTTAGTTTTAGCTGGTAGTCCAACAGAACCTCAAACTATTTATTATAGCCATACAGGAGATATAGATAATTTTACTGGTACTGGAGCAGGAAGCATTACCTTAGAAGATAAAATTGTAGGATTAAGAAGTTTTCGTAAAGAATTATTTATTTTTTGTAGAAACTCATTATTTAAATTAGAAAACATAAATAATAGTTCTACTATACAAGTTACACCTATTACAAAAAACGTAGGTTGTATAGATGGACAAACAATACAAGAAATAGCAGGTGACTTAATATTTTTAGCACCTGATGGATTTAGAACAGTAGCTGGTACAACAAGAATAGGAGACGTTGAATTAGGAACTATTAGTCAAAACATTCAACCAATTATAAATGATATTGTTCAAGGCGGAGCAATATATGAATTTAGTAGTGTTGTTATTAGAAACAAATCTCAATATAGAATGTTCTATAGTAACACTTCAGATTCTACATCAACTTCAAAAGGATTAATAGGTGTATTAAAACCAAATGGATTTGAATGGTCAGAAACTTTAGGAATACAAGCACCTGCAATAACATCAGGATTTGCTTACGATGGAGAAGAAAAGTTTTATCACGGAGATAGAAACGGTTATATTTATAATCATAACGTAGGTAATACTTTTAATTCAGAAGGTGTAGAAACAGCAATAAGTGCTGAGTATCAATCTCCTGATTATGATTATGGGGACTTAGGAACTTTAAAAACTTTAGACTATATAAAATTATCTATAAGACCTGAAGCATTAGCACAGCCTACGTTAAGAATTAGATTTGATTATGACAGTAACGAAACACCACAACCACCAGATATTGAATTAACTGCAGTACCAGAACCAGCACTTTTTGGAACTGCTAAATTTAACTTACAAGCTTTTGGAGCTTCTGAACAACCATTAGTTAGACAAGCTTTAACTGGAAGTGGACACAGTAATTTTTTTAGAATTTTTAGTTCAGATACACGAGCACCTTATACCATAAACGGTATTTACATAAATTATAGACCTGCAGGAAGGCAATAGGAGAAATATAAAATGGGACAGACATATACACGACAAAGTTCTTTTGCAGATGGGGATACTATTACTGCAGCACTTTTTAATAACGAGTATAATCAATTAGTAAATGCATTTAGTTATAGTGCTACAAATGAAGCTACAACTGGACACAGGCATGATGGTAGTGCAGGAGAAGGCGGTAACATACCTCAAATAGGAGATTTAGATTTTCTTAATAAGATTGTTGTAGACAGCACCAATAATAGATGGGGATTTTATGTACAAGTATCTACTAATACAGTAGAACAAATTAGATTACAAGATGGTGTATTACTGCCTGTTACAGACAGTGATGTTGACTTAGGTACAACAGGTTTAAGATTTAAAGATGCATATATTGACACAGTAACAACAACTGGTAATGTAGATGTTGGTGGTAATCTAACAGTTACAGGCACTACAACTTTTAACGGTGGTACAATCACTATGGGTGATGCAGCTACTGATAACGTAGTCTTTGGTGCTGACGTAGATTCAAACATTATCCCAGACGATGATGACACTTATGACCTTGGTAGTTCTACACAAGAGTGGAGAGACTTATACATAGACGGTACAGCACATATTGATACTTTAGATGTAGATGTAAACGCTACAATCGCAGGAACTCTAGGTGTTACAGGCGAAATCACAGCTAATGGCGGAATAGCATTAGGCGATAACGACAAAGCTACGTTTGGAGCAGGTTTAGACTTACAGATTTATCATGATGGTAACAATAGTCTTATAGACGAGGCAGGTACAGGTAATTTATTTATTCGTGGAACAAATATAAGCATACAAAACCTAGATGCCGACCCTGATGAAAATATGATTACTGCTGTAGCAGATGGAGCAGTTACTCTTTACCATAATAACACAGCTAAACTAACCACAACCTCAACAGGTATAACAGTTGGTGGTACAGTTACAAGTACAGGTACTTCAGTCTTTGCATCTTTAGACATTTCAGGAGACATTGATGTTGACGGTACACTTGAAACAGATGCATTATCTATAAACGGTACAGCAGTTACAAGTACTGCAGCAGAGTTAAACCTACTTGACGGTAAGGCTTTCCTTGATGAAGACAACATGGCATCTAACAGTGTTACAGGTATAGCTTCTCAACAAAGCATTAAAGCCTATGTAGATAGTCAAGTAACTGCTCAAGACTTAGACCTAACTGATGGCACAACAAGCATTGCAATTGATTTAGATTCAGAAGCTTTAAGTGTATTAGGTGGTACTGGTGTAACTTCTACTGCAAGTGGTAATGGCGTAACATTAGCAATAGATAGCACAGTTGCAACATTGACCGGTACACAGACTTTAACAAATAAAACACTTACAAGCCCAGACGTTAATACTCCAGACATTGATGGTGGTACTGTTGATGGTTCTGTCATTGGTGGAGCTACACCGGCTGCTGGTACATTCACAACTCTTACAGCTAATACATCTATAACAGGTACACTTGCAACAGCAGCTCAACCTAATATTACAAGTGTTGGAACTCTTACAGGTTTAACAACTACAGGCGATATTAACTTTGGCGATAACGACAAAGCTAAGTTTGGAACAGATTCAGATTTACAGATTTACCATGATGGTAACAATAGTGTTATAGATGATACAGGAACAGGTAATTTATATATTCGTGGGACAAATATAAACATACAAAACCTAGATGCCAACCCTGATGAAAATATGATTACTGCTGTAGCAAACGGAGCAGTTACTCTTTATCATAATAGCACAGCTAAACTAGCTACAACTTCAGCAGGTATAACGGTTAATGGTACAGTTACAGGTACAATAGCAACAGCTGCACAACCTAATATCACAAGTCTTGGTACTCTTACAGGTTTAACAACTACAGGTGATATTAATTTTGGTGATAGTGATAAAGCTATCTTTGGAGCAGGTTCAGATTTACAGATTTATCATGATGGTTCTAATAGTTATATCCATGATGTAGGAACAGGAAATATAAATATTGAAGGTCGTAATATATTTATTGTAGGTGCTAATACTGATACTAATTTAGCTGGTTTTATAGATGGTGCAGAAGCTCGTTTATATTACAATGGCTCACAAAAACTAGCTACAACCTCAACAGGCATAGACGTAACAGGTACAGCCACAATGGATGGGCTTACTGTTGATGGGGCTGCAACAGTCAATGGTCAACTAGAAATATCATCCACAAGCCCGTATTTCAAACTGACTGATACGGATGTATCTGGATTTGCCCGTATACTAGCAGCTTCTGGAAACCTTTATTTAGATGCAGACCCGACCAATGAAAACGCAAACAGTCAAGTTTATGTTAGAATTGATGGCAAAAACGTTGCTCTTTTTGATGATACTGGGGACATCTCCTTCTACGAAGATACAGGAACTAGCCCAGCTCTATTCTGGGATGCAAGTGCTGAACGATTGGGTATTGGAACGACTAGTCCTTCACAAAAATTAGTAGTTAATGGTACAGATTCTAGGATTTATATTACAGGAGCTAATACTGATATTGATATGGATTCATCTGGTAATGGTCAGATATCTATTGATGGTAATGGTTATGCTGGAGCTATTGCTTTAAATGCTCAAGGTATAAATATTTATACCAACTCAGCTTCACGTGATGTAATATTTGGAACAGATGAAACTGAAAGAGTTAGAATTGATGGAACAGGCAAAGTTGGAATTGGAGTTACTGGTACTATTGCTCAAGCACTTGATGTATCAGGAAATATTTTATCAAGAGGAACTTCTACAGAAGATAGATTTATTGAAATTGGTACAGGCAGAAGTGGTAATGGCTATGCTTTTTTTGATTTAGTTGGTGATGCTACTTATACAGATTATGGTTTAAGAATTATTAGAAACAATAGTGGAGCTAATACAACAAGTGTTATTCAACACAGAGGAACAGGAACTTTAGGATTACTAACGCAAGAAGCAGCACCTATCCACTTTAGCACATCAAATGAAGAAAGAATGCGTATTACAGACGATTCGGTTGGAATTGGAACGAGTATATTTACAAATTCTTACAAAACATATATTGAAGGTCTTGACCAAGACACAGCAAACCTTACAGACTCAGGAAATCACGGAGCTACTTTATATTTAAGAGCTACCGCTAATTCAGCAGGTAGTGGTGGTGCTGTAGCTTTTGGTACTACCTTTGGAA